AATAATAGGAATGAGTACGACTGCTATCTCATCAAATATAGCCGAAAACTTTTCGGTCATAGCTGTCATTTTTTCTTGTTGAGACATTTGTTCTCGTTGAAGTAACAACTTTTCCTTTTCTGAATCGAGTAGATTGGAATTTCGAATATCTGATTCTTTAAGGTCTGCTAGATTATCAACACCCAATTTTCGCAACATCGTTTGTTGTTCATTCATCTTAACAAGTTGGTCCACGGACATACCCATTGCGTCTGCGATTGCTTTTTGTTCGTGTGGTAATTTATTACTAATATCACCAATCTCGTTAAGTTGTTTTGCTTGAAGTCGTAATACTTCAGCTTGGTTACCCATCAATTGTGCTCTACGAATCTCATCATTGTTAATATTTACACCAGTCAACATCCTTGCCTTCATCTCCGCTTTGAGTGAAGATTCCATATTAAGAAGGTTTTGAGCAGCGTCAGATGATTCTTGAAGTGTAGTACCCATTGCCTTTGCTTGAGCAACGGCTAGAGCCATTTCTTGTACATTACCTCTGAATCGGGCTCTCATTTCACCAGATAGGTCTGATATGTCTCTCATTACACCTGCAAAATCAATGGATAACCCAGTAGCATCATTTAATGATTGTACAGTCCCTGCCACTTCTCTTTGCATTTCACGAGTTGACATTCCAGCACCAGCTGCAATTTTTTGGAAATTGGCAGCTTGGTCACCTGACATACCCATATACTTTGTAAGTAATATTTGGTCTTTTAACATTTCTCCAGTATATTGAGCAGTCATCCCAATTGAGGATGCAAGTTCTTTTTGTGCTTGAATTAAACCTTTGGTTGTAACATTTAAGTTATTAGTGCTTGATGATAGGTCATTAAAGTTGGTAACCATATCTTTGGCTTCATCATTAGCAATTCCCATCTCGCGACTTAAATCTGCAACTTGTTGGTCAACACCCAATGCTTTTTTAAATAAATAAAGTGCAGCGATGATAGGAAGGAGGATAGGTAGTAGTGGTGCCAACGATGCCCATAAACTTGCTCCAAAAGAAATTATAGATGGAATTGCTGACCTAAATGACATTCCAATTGCTGTTCCAGCGGGAACTCCGGCAGCGGTTAACATTACAAATTGTTGGGTCATTCCTTTTAATATCCCACCCATTTGTTTTTTAAGGCCTCCAAAATCTATGGTAGATGCTAACATATCCCCCACTATGGGTATTTTTTTTATCTGACCTTCAAGGCCATCTAACATACCATCGGCTTTTCTTTGAAGTTCATCTTGTAGGTTAACTCGTTTTTCTTCAGTCTTTACAACATCTTTAAGAAGATTAACTTCCTTTTCGAGGTCTTTGTATGCTTTTGTTCTTCTATCTGCTATATTAGATAATTGTTCTTCGTATTCTTCTATTAAGGTTTTTTGTTGTTGAAGATTATCTTTCTCATCTACCATTGAGTCCAATAATCCCTTACGAAGTTTATTTATCTCCCTATAATTTTGTACCTGGTCAGACAATTTTTGATTGAGCAAATCCGCATAGTTTGTCAACAACTGCTCATCTTTGATGGCTTTCTTTCTATTGTATCCACTCTTATCTGCCATTTATACCACTCCGACCAATTAGGATATTATTTCCAAAGACCAGAATCTTTGCGTTCTTGATTGAATTTCTCAATATCCTGTGCTAACTTGTGAGAGGCAGCGCCTAAATCATCGAAACTTTTTCTTATTGTAGGGTCTTTCTCTGCCATTTTTTCAAGACCTTTCAAAAGTTTACGAGCTACAAGTTTTTGTAAAAAATTCATATTAGCCATTATATGTCTCCATTGTTTGTGTATATAAATATCAAAGGGGAACTATTTTCGTGTTCCCCTTGATGATTTCTTCATAGACTCTTCAGTATGCTTTCTTTCAGCCTCTTTAAACTCTACAATTTTATTGATATAAAATTTACGAGCCCAAACAGGCATATTGTAAACATCATTCCAAGTAAACCCACCATTTCCGTGGTATACAAGGTCAAATATATGTCCGTGGAGTTGTTGTCTATATTTAATCGTTAGGCCAAAAAAAGGTCAAGTCGATTGGCAACGACATCTCCCTCCCTTCGCCAGTTTCTTCTGAAATAAATTCCCAAGTTAGGTCAATGTCAGGAGATACTTCTCTTATGTGGTTTCTTAATGCCTTTGAATCAAACGCAAATAATTCATTATCAACAAAGTTTCTAATAGTCTTTGAGTCGTAGTCGCCATCTACTGATAGAATACTATGTTTCAAACGAGTTGTTAATTCTGGCATTGTTTCGTTTTTAAGTTTACGATTTGCCTTCTTCAAATCCTCCAACTCGTGTTTAATTTTTCTATCCTTTGATTCCGTTAGAATCATAAACGTGATAGTTCTTTTTGATTGTGGAAGTTTAAACTCAAATTCGTTTTTATAAAGTTCTATTTGAGCTGAACCATCATACTCTACATTATCAAATTGAGTAAGGTCAATCGTTTCCTCTTGGGTATTGCTGGAGAATGGGTCATTTACCATAACCTTATAATCCTTACCATATCCAAGAATACGAGCAGCAATCATAATAGCATTTTTATCACCAATGATTAAATCAACATACTTAATAGGTTGACCTTCACCATTTGAAATGATAAGAGACTGAAATAGTCGGTCAAGTACCGTACCATCTTTGATATATGATTGTGTTGTAAGAATATCTTCTTCTTTTGCCGTCATATATTTCATTTCCACCTTACCACTTGATAATGGGTTGTCTTTTGGATATACTAATCCACGAGATGGTAGTTCGATAATTTCAGTAGGGAATTTGTAGTCACGAAGTTGTTGAGTTTCCGACTCCGCTCTTAATTTTGCAGCAATATCCTTATCGGACATTCCTTTATATTCATCTTGTAAATCTGCCATAACTTCCTTTGTTATATTTTGGTTAACCACATATAAATATGGAAGTCGAAGATTTATAATACAAAAAACCCCCACCGATTGGTGAGGGTTTAATTTTTAATAGGGTTTCTATTAAGCAGCTACGAAAGAATAGTTACCAGCTTCGCCAGTAATTTTCCATGCACCTGAACAATCGAATGTTTCAGGGAACTCGTATCCATCAACGAATTCAATTGCTTCGTAACCATCTTTACCCCAACCACCTTCTGGCAATCCCCACTCAGCAGTAGCTTCTGCGTAAGTGAAAAAGTTTGCGTCATCTGCGTGGTCAACGATAGTACCAGAGTTACCATAAATAGCAACACGGTCTTCTTTTTGTACGATAATTTGAATAGCCATAGCATCTCCTTTTTTTAAATTGGTTAACCTCAAATAAATATAGTCAATTTAATAGAAAACCCCACCAAAGTGGGGTTATCATTTTTCAATTATTATTACAATCCGTATTTTAGTATTGTAAGATAGCGTAATCGTAAGTAAGTGTTAAATCAACTGTAGCAAGGTCTTCACCCGTGTAGTCCATATCAGAGAACTTAGCAGTTTGAATGAAAGCGCCTTTTAATGTCCACTCTTCTACTTTATCACCAACAGGACCCAAACTGTTGAATACGATGTCTTTTTTGTAGAAGTCAGAATAACCATCACGGCCTGTTACCGATTCGTGGTGTAAACGTACCCACTCCATTACTGCTTGTGCAGCGGATGGAACTACTGCGTCATAAAGAGTTACGGTGATGTCAGACCATTCAGAACGACCCTTAACATATCTACGGGTGTTGATGTGGTCGATAGTCACCTTACCATTTGTAATTTCAGGTCTGGCAGCCGTTTTCACCAAGTATGCTGGAATTCCTTCCACATACATAATGAACCTATTGGACATTTTAGGTTCAAAGTTGGTGAACATAATTTCATTTGGGTCAAGTAATTGTGCCATTTATATCTCCTATTGTCTTTCTAATAAATAGTCGTTTCTCTAATTTATGCCTCTGGGAATGCAGCGCCAGTTGGAAGAATGTTGAAGTCAAGTACAATGAATTCAGCAGTCTTGGCTGGTTGTAAGTAAATTTCCCCTACCATAATGTTTCTATCAATCACATCTGGTGTGTTGTTTGAATCATCCATTACTACTTTAAATGCGTACAAACCATTTCTTTGTTGGATTGATTCCAAGTATGGGTTCACGATTGACAAGAATCTATTTCTTGTAGCAGCGGTGTTGTTTTCGAATACCAAGTATCTTGTAGAAGATGCGATGTATTTCTTAACTGCGATTAACAATCTACGAACATTGATTCTATCCAAAGCGGATGGTTTAGCTTGTAGTGTTTTCTGACCGAATACCGTAGCACCTTGTCCAGGGAACGTAGCGATTGGGTTGATTCGGTTAGTGTAAAGTGTATCTCTCTCATCGTGAGTTAAACGAGTCTTAACTTCAAGTACGTTTGGAAGACCACCACGATTCAAACCGGCAGGAGCGTACCATTCAGCACCTACTGCGTCATTGAATGCAATCACACCTGGAAGAACAACACTTGGCGGAACCCAGACTGGCTTGTTCTTATCGGTATCAAGGATTTTAACCCAAGGGTGGTAAGTAGCAACATAGTTTGAATCAAATCCACTCAAAGAGTTAACAACCGTTGCAATCGAATCTTGGTAACCACCAGCATCCATCACATAGAAACAATCCAATCTATCTTCACACATATCTTTAGCGAAAGTAGTTACTGAAGAGTGTAGTCTATTGATAACACCTGGAGTTACAACCATATTGATGTCGTACTCATCCGGGTTAGAGATTGCGTTGATAGCTTTTCTATAAGCAACCGTACCAGCAGCGGTAGCGGAAGAACAATCCAAACCTTGAGTGTTTCCAGCAACAATGTTAGTTCCTGTAAGAACAACTCGGTTTGGCTCCCATCCATCAAAACCACCTTGGAAAGGTACGATGAATTTCAATGCATCGATGTCAGAAGACAAAGAGATTGCGGTTTCAGAACCAACAGTACCAGTCTTACAATCAGCCAAATCAAAGTCAGAACCAACAGTTTCAGTTGAAGCGTCTGGAGTTGGCATCAAGAAGTTCAAGTTATCAGTAACAGAGAAGTCAAAGTTGTAACCCAAGAATACTCTCTTGTTAAACTCACCACTAACTGATTGTGATACTACATAAGATGGTGAAGGAAGTGTGTAAGCACTATTAAGTGGTGAAGTCAAAGCACCAAATCCGAAAGGAACGAGTGTTGAATCAATTGCACCAGCATCAACATCAGTATCAACCTCTACTCTAATATGAGCAGATGCGTTGTTGTAGTCACCATTAGTTGAAACTTTACCATTAGCATCGACAGTAATGTATTTGTCACCAATTACTCTCTTGATGTAGTTTGGTGAGTTAGGGTCAAGGTTAAGACCTGTAAATTCTTCTACAATGTTTGGTCTTGTGTCAGTATCTTGTACACCCTGTCCAAAAATTGAATTAGGAACTTTAGAAGTATCTACTCTTCTAACAATCACACTAAATGTACCATATTCAGAACCTGGCACTGCTGAAGCTGGTTTGATGTCACGGATACCTACTTTGAATTCGTAGTTAGTAGCAGTACCATGAGATAAAGTGTGGAACTTAAACAAGTTAGTAGCAACACCACCAACTTTTTGTGACTTAATCCAAGGAGTAGATGACTCTGAATAAGCTTTTGTATAATCCGTATCAACAAATGATGCAGTTTGAACCGTAACAACCTCACCAGTAGCGAATGACTCTGATTGGAAGGTTGAGAAGTTCATAAATGTGTAAGCATTCTTTGAAGATTTAGGAGCGTATCCGTAAATTTTAGTGATGTAGTTTGAATCACTTGGATTTAAAGATGCTGAAACATCAGTTGATGAAATACCACCACCCGCAAGTGTCAATGAAAAGTTAGATGCAGTTACTACAAGTGTATCACCAGTCGTATTATCAGTTACCAATGAAGAACTGAAGTTAGATTCGATTGTAGATGTAGTAGTAGTGTGAAGTACAGCGGCTACTTTAGTACCAGCAGATGAAGACACAGTCAACACAACAGGTTTTGTCAAAGTATAACCACTTGCACCCAATACTCTTACGATAGTTGCAGCACCAGCTTCCTCTAAATAAGATTGAGCGGTATACGGAAGGTATGAATCTTCAGTAAGACCACCAAACTTTTGTTGGAATTCATTGAATGACTCTACCTTTGTTGGTACAAAAGCAGGTCCTTTGATTGATTGCCCGATAAGAGCAGCACCAATCTCACCAATACCAA